CAGAATTTGTTATGAGTGATACCACTGATTATGTAAACAAACCACCCCACTATACTCAAGGTGGGGTTGAGTCTATTGCCTATATCAAACAACAGTTAGGCAAAAACTTTAAACATTATTGTGAAGGTAACATGCTCAAGTACAACCACAGGTTTAAGTACAAAGGTAAAGCAATAGAAGACTTAGAAAAAAGTGAATTTTATTTGAAATTATTATTACAGGAATTAGCCAATGAGTGAAGAAGGCATTAAGTTTACAGTTTTTCCATTGCCATCAGCCATGATGTTGCAACACGATTTAACTCCTGACATGGTTAATCTGCTTAACAAACATCTTAATAATCTCAGGGTTGATAAGAATAAAACTTCTAGTGGTGACATCTTAGTAGGACAAATCTACTCAGGTGAACAACTTACCATGGATCATAAGTGTGATGAATTAAAACCATTCACACATCTTATGGAGAATCTAGGAGTTCAGTACATCCAACAGTTTGTCAAAATGACTCGTTGTGGCGTTTATCCTAAACGAGTAGAGATGGATCAACTGTGGTCAGTACATTCTTATGCAGGTGACTATAATCCAGTGCACGATCATGGTACTCAATCATTGATGGGTATTTCTTTTACCACTTGGACTATGGTGCCACCACAAATTAAAGACAACAAAAATTTAGATTTATACAACTCATCAGGTGCAGTTGATGGGTACCTAAATTTTATTTATGGGCTCAATCAAATCATTGATCCTGAAAGACTGCGACCTGCACAAGCAAGAATAATTAAACCTGAAGTTGGCAAGCTCTTGATGTTTCCATCATGGCTACAACACATGGTGTACCCTTTTCAGGGTGAAGGTGAAAGACGAACAGTGGCAGGTAACTTAAACTGTTGGGATGTAACACCTGAAGAAATGGAGCAATCAAAAGATGGAATTTAAAGAAGGCGTTTACGAAGACTTACCCTTTGAGGAATACAATGAGATACCTGCGTATCGAGCCTCAGACCTAAAGCAAGTCGATCAATGTGTGTACACATGGAAGAATAGATCAGAGTTTACTGAATCACCTGCACTGTTGGAAGGTCGAGTACAACACACAGTGTTTTTAGAGAACCACAAGTTTGATGATGAATTTGTTATCCAACCTGCGTTAGATCGTAGAACCAAAGCAGGCAAAGAAGCCTATGAAGATTTTATGGCAACTGTCGGTAATAGAACTGCAATCAGCCAAGACTTGTACGATGTGTGCATGGAAAGACGAAGAGTGGTACAAGACTTTATTCCTCATGGTGAGAACGATCAGACAGAATTAACTGTTTGTTATAAGTTGCATGGGCAAAACTTTAAGTCTCGTTTTGATTGGTACGATGGTAGGCATGTTTGGGATTTAAAAACCTGTCGTGATGCTTCACCTAGAGGCTTTAAACAAGCGATTAATGTTTATAGGTATCATATGCAGGCTTCTTTGTATGTAGATGCCTGTAAGAGCCTAGGATTGCCTGTAGAAGGATTTTCGTTCTTGGCACAGGAAAAGGCTCATCCATATCCATATGTGGTTTATACAATGTCTGAGGAAGCCTTGGAGTATGGTAGAGCTAAGAATGAGCAAGCACTACATACTTTGTTGGAAGCTGAACACAAGAAAGATTACAAGCCTTACAATGTGCAAGGCACTCAGTTAGTTGAGTTACACGATCTATGGTGATCCATTAGCCAGTAACCACTCCATTCGTTTTCGATCATACAACCAAAAAACCAATAGGTATCTATCACCCATTTCTACAGGTAAACCTTTGTGCATGTGGGTAAAGCTAGGGAAGATCAGTGCATGACCTGTGGGTAAAGGTTTGACTTCACCATAGTTATGAAACTCAGTGCCACCACCTTTGTACTTACCAGTGTTTAGTGGTATCACCACACTGATGTCTGCTGATTCATCGTGGTGCCAAGCACCTTGTTGTTTGTCTTTTAGATTGTAATTAGCTATTTGCACTGAACCTATGTTGGAACAATTGCGTTGCCAAATACTATAGATGATTGGATTAAGCACTGTTTGAACCACGAACCACATGTTGCGATATAACTCAGGCACTTGATCTCTTAACACTATCTCAGGTATTTGCCTGAGCTCATCTTCCTCTTCATTAGCTTGGAATTTCATTGTCTTGATTTCATCGACTAACATCTTGCAAAACTTTCGTCTAAACAATGGCACTTTGTAAATGTCAGGATGTATCTTGGTGATGTGTTTTTTCAGTGGTGTTTCTTGCATACGATCTACACCATCACCTGAAGAAAACTTAGATAAGATTGGCAGGGATTCTTCGACTGCTTGATGTGTGCTGTGCATGATTGACCAATGCGATTGCATTGATAATAGATAGTTATTTAACTTATGAATTGTCACATAAGAAGTTTACACGCTTTATTCCTCAATAAAAACCATGTAAGTGTCATCTTCTATTTTTAAGATTCCTAACACCTCTTCACCTTTAAACTTGCGTAATGCACCTGTAAAAGATTTTGCTTTGACAGTTGGAGTGGAGACTTCGATTTCACCATCCTCAGTATCAAGAATAATTGCTTTGAGTAGGTTCATTTGCCAAAGGCTAGTTTGTGTATGATTTCTTCAATCTTGCGATATTTAACTTTTTCTTCTTGGGTTTGTTTGTCTTTGTCTAATAAAGGTAAACCCAGTTTTGATAGTGCCTCAATAATGATACCTCTTTCTGTATCATTAAACGCCATGCTTTGATTTTTATTGATAGCAAAATAAAGTTTGCGATCATTGGCTCTATCTACCAAGTCTTTAACCATTTCAGGATATTCCTTGGTAGGAGCGTTTTCGAGTTTATACTCGATTGTAATTGTATCTAACATTATAAAACCTTTTTAGGATCAACATTTGCCAATCGTTCAATCACATGACTGGTTATGTTTCTATTATAATCTCTTTCTTTGCGATTAGTAGCATCAGCTTTGTTGCGATAAGAAGCTACAAAAACATTTTCACCATGCCTACCATAAGTAGGCATGTATTGGTAAACATCGTACATAATTGTGGTTGGCATTATGCTACCTCCTCAATTTCTTCCATAAACTCAAAATCTGTTTCCCATAACTCATTTATTCTGTCATGGTCAATTACAGCTTTTTTTAAAGTAATCTTTCTGCCATATCCATCTACAACAGTATTGCCCTCTTCATCTAACATTTTTAAAATGCCACTGTCTATAAAAGTAGATACAAAGTATCTGCCACTAGAACCTTCTAATTGTAAAAATACACCACTGTCATAGTGTTTTAATGCTCTTTCATATACATTTGTATTTTCCATTACGCTACCTCCCTTGAATCAAAACTCCAACTTACTTTTGCATCCTTGGACAATTTAGAGCCTGCCATATCTCTGATTGCGTTTAACAACCAGTAAGCATCTGTCTCTACCCAGTTATCAACCTCACATGATTGATACTCAAGACATCTAACCATGTTGTAAATGTCGTCTGCTTTTAGATCACAACTACCTACACCAGTAAGCAAACTAACAGAAGCACCATCTGTAGAATATTGAAGTATGTCTAAACAATCTTGAAAAATGCTTTGATGTTTATTTGGATCGTCTTCGTACCTTGCTACTAAACTATCAATGTTAGCTTGTGCCAAGGTCATGACCATTTGCTTTGGATCACAGTCGATCTGTTCTTTGGTTATTAAGTTATAACAATGACTGACACCACCTTGTTGTGGGTTTGATGCCCACTTAACGATCTCAGTTATGTGTTGTGGTTCTACTAAATATGCACTCATTACTCTACCTCCTTAATTTTAGTAATTTTGATACTCCATCCATAAGGTGCATACACTGTGTGTGTGTCACCCACCTCAAGATTCTCTAAATGTTCGATGGTGAACTCGCCATCCTCATCAATACCCCAGTTACCTTCAATGCCATCAGCTACAAACTCTGCCATTGAAACTGTCTGTGGTTCTGTTTCACCATATGCTTCTTCATTCCAAGTCACTGTAAATTCCATTACGCT